TAAAATATTTGTGTATTTCATTAAACATTTGTACCTGTGTTGCTTGTCTGTGCTCTTGTGTCTTGCAGTATATCCTATCAATAAATATTTTGCTATTATCTAATTTTTTGCGTCTGTCTATCTCATGTGTTGGCTTGTCTATCCATACTAAAGCCCGTGCTACTATCTCATCATTTTGCGTTAAGATAGCAATTTTTAATGTATGTGTGTCGGGGTTTAAGTCGTTGTATATCTCAAAGTAATTCTTTGGCTTTCCTTGCATACATGAGGAATTTAATTCAGTAGAGGCTGCAAGATATAAAGGCGTTTCAATATCAGGATATTTAACAGGCTTCTGTTCACTGCATGCGCTTCTGTTTCCTACTGTTGCGTCGGTGTGTTGTTGGTTGTATATTGTCGGGATATGCTTGGCGTCTAATATGTGGAAAGTTTTGGGAAGTAAAGCGGCTGCCGCATGTGTTGCGTTTTTTACTATCATATTAAAATCTTCTAACTGCTCGCAATTCAGATTTGTTTTATCAAAATAACTATTTGCAAATTTAGTAATAGAACAGGCGGCAAAATATTTATTTCTTTGCTCGGCTGTTGGGTGGTTTGTTATCTTAACTTTTGCATGTTTTGCCAAACTCTTTATTTTATCCTTTTTTATATAACTAACTTTTGAAGGATTAATAACGGCGTTTGCTATTGTCTTACTGCAAACATCAAATTTATGATTTACTGCTATTCCTGCGTTTAATATATCAAGCAAAAGCGTTTTAATAATAGTTGTAAATTGTGTGTTTTCTTGATATTTTCTAGTGTTTATATTTAACATTTTTTTTAGTTTTTAAGGGTTTATATTTATTTTATTTTTTTATTTGGCTGTAGTCCTGTTCTTATATATTCGGCAAATTCATTATCTTTACAAGTATAAAGAATATTATCTATTCGGTTTATAATTGTATTTGCGGCGTCTTTGTCGCTTGTGTATTTCCTTAATAAATTTCTTATTTGACTAGCTACGGCAATACATAGGTTTCTGTCCGATACATAATAATAATTTTCTTCAATCATTTTTTTTAGTTTTTAAGGGTTTTTATAGTGTTTTTAATAGTATATCTATTAAAAGGATTAAAGCTAAGGAGAAACAAGAAAAAGCTACAATATCGCAAATTAAGTTATGTATTTTAACTGCTTTCTGTTTGCTTGGCTTAATTACAACATAATAATCAATATTATTTTTTTGCTTAAATGTTTCAAGTTCTGCAAATGTTAAATTTAAAATTGTTTCGCTGTTGTATCTACTTACTTTATAATATTTGCAATTTTTTAAAATTGTTTTGTTTAGTAATTTTTTCATAATTTTATTTATTATTTTTTGGATGATTAACTTCTAATTTTATGTTGTTGTTTTTATCGCTTAAAATAGAGAAAATGCTATGGAATAAATCGTAAAAACTATTACTTTGTTTTAATGGAATGCCGTTTTTTTCTAATGTATAAACTTGCTTTCCGTTTTCTTTTTTGTGGCTTCTTAATGTGTAATTGTTTTCAGTTTTCATTATATTAGGTTTTTAATGATTAAGTAAAAAAATACAGGAGAAACTAAATAAAAGATATTAAAAGCTTTTTCTGTTGTTGTTAGTTTGGTTGTTGTTTTTGTTTTCATAATTAAAATTGGTTTTGTAATTCGTTAAGGCGTTTCGCTTCTGAAAGTAGTTCTTTCAGTTCTCTTTTGTACTGACTATTTAGAAAAAAATCTATAGTCATAAATGTTCTATACTCATCTGAGTACATTTTGTAAATGTCTGTTTCCATTAAAAAGAAACTAGCTTCTTTTAATTCTCTTTTAATGTCGTTTTTCAGTTCTGTGTTTTCGTTAAAATTTTGGTTCATTTTTTTAAGTTTAAATTAATAATAGGCAAATATAACAGCTAATTTTTTTAATATCCTAATTAATTTACAAAGAATATAAATAATTTGGTAGTTTATAATGATTCTAAATAAGGAATAATTTTTATATATTGAAGCGCGTCTACAAAAATAAATTGTAAAAAACAAATAAATAATTGTTTATTTTTTAATTTATAATCGTTCTAAATAAGGAAATCGTATAATAAATATTATGTTAAATAGAAAAATACTATGCATGCATAGTAAATCTCAGAAAATCTCCCTTAATGTAAGCCACTAACAGTTTCAGGGCTATAAGGGTAGGACAGTTTCAACGGTAAAACAGTTTCAGGAATTTTTTGTTGGGGAAGAAGAAAATATTTTTTTTATTTTTTTATATAAGGGCAAGACAGTTTCAACATCTTTTTTATATATAAGGTCAAGACAGTTTCAATCTATCCAGGCCATATTACAATTAAACTATCCTTCATTAGACTTTAATCTTTAGTGTAGGTTTTGTATGTAAGTATTTGATTTATAATTGGTTGACTAACTTCACACACTTCAGCTAATTGGTCTTGTGTATATTTTCCTGTCTTATATAATTCTCTTATACCCTGAGCTTGTTCGTATGTAAATTTTCTTTTTGCATATCCTCCTCCTCTCCTATCTTTTCTATCCTCTCTCTTAATCTTACCCATGTTTCTTTTTCTTATCTTTAATCTTATCTTTAATCTTGTTTCTTTCAATCTTATAACAGACACTACATAAACCTATGAGTTCTGTTGTTATGGGGTCGCATTCTTCAGGATGTTTAGATGTTAATTTAGCTCCTAAATAACTTTTATCCTTAAACAACTCAAATTCTTTCTCACATATACTACAAACAATCTCCATCATAATTTTTTTGTTTTAAAATTTATGACTTTGAAAAAAGGATGTACCCCCTCCCCCCTATACCCCCCTCTATAGCTTCCCCCCATCATACTCCCTATACATATAATCATCAATAACTTCTTTACACTCATCAAATCCTTTACACACTTTGGCTGTATATCCAACTTTGTTTAGATATTCAATCCATTCGTGTTGATGTTTTGAGGCGTAAGATTTTCTATCTTTCTTTATTTCTAAAAAAAGACCACATGATTTTCTAGTAGGGTAGCATATTTGAAGGTCTGGGAATCCCTTTACATAACCGCTGGCTTTCGCTTTTACGGCTTGGGTATATGATGTTCTAATACCTCCTAAGCTAGCACAGAATTTAGCTAGGGGATATTGTAATTGTAGATATTTAACTACTGACTTTTGGAGTTCGTACTCGCTTGCCTTTTTTAATAATCCGTTTTTTGTTGTTTCGTTGAGGCTCGGATTTATCTTTAACTTTTTCTTTTTCTTTTTCATCTTTTGTTACTTTCTGTATAGTATCAACAAGTGTAAAAAGATTTTTGTCTGTATTATGCATAATCTTTATTTTCTTGTTAACCTGATAATATCTTATATCAACTCCAATGAGCCATAAGATAATAACTGCTAATGTAATGTAAATTGTTGTCATGGTTTTACTTTTGGTTAATTTTTTCTAATTCAAGTTCTAAATGTTCTATTGATTTTTTTATACAATTAAGATGATGGGTTATTTGTGTGTATGTTATAGTATTGTTTTTTAATGGATAGGTACTGCTCATATTCCTATCATAATCATAGTAATATTTACTATACTCTTTCTTTTTCATCTAAATAATTAATGAGTTGTTGTGGTGTATATATAGATAACTGATTAGTGTAGTCTTTATATATCATTGTAAATTCTGGTATAATTTCATCAAAAGTCCAGAAAGACCTAACTCCATTTTCAATTTGTTGCCTTAATACTCTTTTTATATTATTGTATTTCATACGGCAAATATATAAATAATTATTTAACTAATCATTTTTTTCTTTTATTAAATAGATTGTTGTAAAAATTTTTTAATATTCCTATTTCTTTTGTTGGGGGTGGTTCTCCAAATACTTGTCTTATCCATTCCTGACCGCTATCTCTATTTTTCTTTATATTTCTATCTATTGATTTTTCTATTTGAGTTGATACATACAGACCACTCACAAATCCTACTCCGAACATTATTATTGCTATCATAAGTCTAATTTTAATTGTCTATTTTTTATCATTATTTCTTTCCAGAGTTGATTAATTTCTTCTCCCGAAAGTTCTGTTGTTATCGCACTATGTAATTTACATTGTAGATTAGTGTCTGATGTCATTACTTCAGCCATAATCCTAGCCTTCCCTATTGGGTTGCATGCAAATTCTTCTATTTCTTTTTTAGGCATGTCTAACAGTTTCATTTGTTTGTTAATTTATTATATTCTTTTACTACCTCAGTCCATATCTCATGTCCTTCATAAACTTTAGAAACTCTTATATAAAATATAGATAAGAATCTTTTATATATAGCTGACTTATCTTTATCACTCAATATAGTATATCTCTTATGGTCGGGTATAGTCCTTAATGTTATATGTATTGGAGTCATTATTTTAGTTTTTTAATTTCCTTATTCATAATCTTTAGTCCTGTTCCTTTCCTGCTTCTATATACTAATCTCTTATCTCTATGCTCAGGTTCTTTACTTTCCTCATTCCATATTAATTGTCTATGAGCTCTTATCCATTTATAATAATTTTGCACATTAAGAACGAAGCTATCTGTACTTCTAACTCCCTGTCTAAAAGCCTGAGCTATATCCTCAAACTCTAGATTCTTAAAATCTTCTTTAACATCATAAGCTAAAGACTTAGCGAGTATAACGATATGTTTCTCATCCTTAACCTGTCCTAATTCAACTAAAGTTCTACTGATTAAGTCAACGCACATTAATTCTAATTCTTTTATATCTATGTCTTTTATCATTTTATTTGGTCTTTTCTTATTATTAATTTATCTGTAAACTTACCTTCTTCATCTTCTAAGATTAACATATTAAGATTATCTACACTCATAGAGATATGGTCTCCAACAACTAATCTAATCTCATATCTTTCAAAGTATCTTCCATTCTCAGGATGCACACTATACCTATCTCCACATAAAGACAATACATAAGCGTCTAAAGATTTATCTGTTAGTTGATTTAATTCCATTTGAGTCATTCTACTTCTATGTTTCATTAACTGTTCTCTACTATATCTCTGGCTTTTTGCCAACTACTTATCTGTTTATCTACCTTACCTACCTTAACCATTTCTATTTTAGTTTTGTTACGCTCCCAATTCCTAACGGCAGCCTTCCAATCTTTCATTTTATTCTTACCTACCATCCATCCCTTACTTTCATAAAAATCAAAGAAGGCTTCTCCAAACTGACCTTCCTTATAAAACTCATCACTATTATTTCTCTCTAAATAGTAAGTATTAATATCTTCAACTGAAGGCTTAATAAATCCTGTCCTTTTCTTTAAGATTGGCTTAGACACTTCCCCTGTATCTAGGGGACTTATCCCTTTAATGTTATACAAATCATATTTATCTAACATCTTAATAACAGATGCGTGTGGTCTAGAATTTTCATTCAATACTCCATACTGAAAGTCAATGAATTTAGGTATAAATATCTTTTCATTACTATCAAACCACACAACATCCTTACCAAGAACTTCAACAGCCTCATCATGGTTTATAGGTTCTCCTATTCTGATTCCAGCAACTTCTAAATCAACATCCCATATACCAGCAGCACTACAATCATCTAAGACATATAGCCAGAATAATCTTTGTTTAGGATTTAGTTGTTTGAACCATCCTTTTTTCCATTTGTCTGTGTCTGTAAATCTCTTTGCCATAATTATTTATTTTTAGTTTTATAATGTTTATTTAATATATTATTGACTACTTGCTTATGTTTCATACTGCCATCATAGTTGTCTGCAATATCATCATAATCTATTTGAGTTTGGTTAGGGTCTATATCAATTTCCCCCTTACCATAATACACTTCTGAATTACATCCATGACACCATCTATAGTTTTTGCCCCAATTAGATGGGAACACACTATCTCCACAATAATAACATACTTCATCATCTCCTTCTAGGATAACTTCTGAATTGAAATCTTTATATTCTTTCTCATAATCATGCCAGTAATGACCTCTATATCCACCATATCCATTATAGCTATTCCACTGATTACTCCAAGATGTTTTTCCAAACTCACTATTAGTATATCTCTCACATCCTAATTCTTCTATCAATCTTTCAATCATTAGTAAGCAATTCTCAGCTGCATAAAAATCAACAATCTCATTATCTGAATGTGGATTGTAATATCCACTACTCATATTAGCTACACAAACATCTAGTCCATTATCAACTAATTGCTCAACATCTGTCATAGCACCTGATGTTTCTTTATATCCATAGTGCTTAATGATTTTAGATATCTTTTTAGAGAACTTCTCATCAAACAAGTCCTTTCCACCAATACTGTTAACAAAGTCTCCATGACCTCTCCTATCGGATTGAAACACATATCCAACATCACTAAACCATTCCATATCAGCTTGGCTACTTCCCACACATCCAACTTCTTCTGAATGGAAAAACGCACATTTAATATTATCACAAGATATAAGCATTTCTAAAGCTATCCATACTCCAACCTTATCATCTCCACCTACACCTACCTGTCCGCATTCATCATTACTGAAAGCAAAGATTATATCTTTATTTTCATACACTTGAAAGTCTTTATGTATTTTGTGAACTGTATCAGTATGAGCTACCACACAAGGATAAGTTTCTGTTGTTCCTTTAGTAACATAAACATTATTATCTTTTATAATAATATCAGCATCAGGAACATTGTTTTTAACAAACTCCTTTATATATTCTATCATCAAATCTTCTTGACCTGATGAGGTTTGAACTGATAATACATCTATTAAAAGTTCTTTGTAATTTAAAATTTTATCTTTTTTATTCATAGTTTTTATAGTTTTTAGGGTTAATAATAGGGTATATATACCCCTTAATTCTTATACAAAGATACGAAAAATATCCGAGACTACCAAATTATTTAGTAGTTTTCTTCTAAATATCTATCAATAATTGTAATAAAGGTAGTAATATACCTTTTGAGGTGTTATTATCCCCCCCTACAGTGTCTAAATTTGTATTGAGGAACTTTCTACACTTATCTTTTAGTTTTTTTGTTGTAATTAAAATGAAAGAATCTTTAGAAACAACGAAACAATAGTAATCAGCTTCTGATTTAGAGATACCTGACAGTTTCCCACGACTCTCATACTCTACAAATACACTGCCAGTTTCAGCAGCCTGTAGGTCTGTCTTAACTTCTATTGATTTATTGTTAAGTATGTCTCCAAGTTCTTTCTCTTTGATTTGTCCTAACTTTAAATCATACTTAAAATCGTTTGAGTATTCCATATTAATTTTATAAAAGGAAGGGGAGAGTTAAATGATGAGAGTCTCTATCACCTGTATCTTATTCACTCTACTCAACCCCGACCTATTAATTAACTAAACCATGTATTAGAATGGTACATCTGAATTATCTGATGATGTAGATTTAGATTCTTCAGTGTCTTTTTTAGGAGCTTCATAAGTGTTCTCAAAAGCGTAATGAGTAGCTCCTTTTTCTGATGGGGTTTTTCTTTCAGCTATTGTAATCTGCACCCATCCATTTTTAGCTATCTTTTGTAAGTCATCTAACTTAAGATTAGCGTTTATTAAACTTCCGTACTGAGTAGTAAATTCTTTAATACTACTAGCTATGTAATTCTTTTCTTCTGCCATTTTGTAATTGTTTAATTGTTATTAATTTATCTAGTTGTTTGTTAATTAAAATTATTTTTTCTTTTATATCTTCAACCTGTTCTTCCACAGAGTCTTTCATTAAATCTAATTGAAAGCATATATCTTTGTATGGTAATATAGTAAGTTTAGGATAAGGAATACTGTAGTCATCAAATGTTTTGCACGAATGTAATACAGTTGCGTGAGTGTGAAATGTAATTTTACCTATCTTTTCAAAGCTGTATTTAAAATAATTTCTCATAACATAAAAAAACAATCTTCTTGCATCTAGAATATCTCTTTTTCTTACTTTACTTCTAATTTGTTTCTCACTTATACCCATTTCCTTATGTATGTAATCAAATACAAATCCTATTTTTTTTCTATCGCTTTCCATAATTACCTTCTATTAGTTGGTAAAGCTCTTGCCATATCATAATCTTCTTCCCCACTAACTACTATGTTATGTATATTAGGGACATCAACTTCTATGATATCTATTATATCTCTAACATCTATATCTAGAAAGGTAGCTAATCTAGCCATGTGAAAGTATCTTAAATAAAAAGGGTTATCAATATATTTTTCTATTGTACTTCCCTTAACATTTATTATTTTACCAAATCTTACTTTGGATATACCTCTAATTCTAAGTATTGCTTCTAACTCATTTTTTGAGTTTCTTATTTTATCATAATTATTCTTTGCCATTTTTAGTTTTTTTTAGTTAAACATTTTTTTCCATTGGTCTCTAGGGTCTGTTGCTATTACATCTTTTTTTAATAAGGATATAATTTTATTAGCTTCTTCTTCAGAATAAAATTCTAGTTCGTTATATATTTTATTTTTTTCTTCTTCTGATATAGGACTAATTCTTAATAGAGACTCTATTATACCCATCTGTATAGTTGAGCATAATAAAGGTTCTCCATTAGTTAATTCATCAAACCACCGCTCGTTCATTAGTCAACAATTTCATCTTGACCGAACACTCCTTGCTCATAGAATCCAGCAATCTTTAATACAACTCTACTCATTGCTCTTTTCTCTGCCATAGCAACAGGGAATTTCTTACCTCCTCCCATTAAGTTACATTGGTCTCCACTAGCATTAGACTCTCCAAACGACATCATGTTTCTAGCTTCTCCATTAACAGTCATAGAAGCAACAGCTTTTAATACACAATATCCTTTCTCAATATCCATACTTATAACTTCATAAGCTACAGTTATCTTTTGTTTAGATACAATCTTATCAATTCCTGTTCTAGTTATAATTACAAATCCTCTTTTGTCTTTGTAAATATCTTCTTCGGTTAAACCGTTTTCAATATAAAGCCTTCTTAAAGCTTCTTTCTTGGTTTCAATTTTTACCTCAGTGTTGTTTTCAACTTTTTTCATTTTAGTTTTAGTTAAGTTATTACTCATTTTATAATTATTTTGGTTAATATTCTCTTGTTCTTTCTCTAGCATTGCCATAAATTCTTCTTTCATTCTACCCATATCTGTATGTTTTTTTATTGAAATTATGTTCTCTACAATATGAGTCTAGTGCTGTTTCTGAATGGTCTTTACATTGATAACATAAATTCATGTCTGTATCTATAGTTGCATCACAACAATAACTTACTGTGTCCAATTCATCAAATTCATCACTACATTCCGAACAGACATCCATATCATCCATCTTGTCGTTCATTCCGCAGTTCTTACATTGTGGGGTATCATCTTGGTAATTTCTTGGGTCATCATACTGACCTCCTGTAATAATAGTTTTAATCATAGTTAGTTTTTTTAGGTTAATATTCTATTTATTGTTTTAAATCTTTTACAAAGATACGAATAATAAATGGAACTTCCAAAATAATTTGGACTTTTTTTTTAATTTTCTTTGTGTCTCTACTATATTATACGAGATATTTTAGTAAAAGGTTACAATTTTTTTACCCTTTCTTTGTCTTTATCTTTAGCTTTATCTTATTCTTATTCTTGTTCTTTATCTTTAAGGGTATAGATACCCTATAGATACCCTATAGATACCCTTTAATTAAAAATAATGTGTAATTCTTGCAACCTGTCCGTTAAACCTCTCATGTAAAAAACCTTCAACAGCTTTAGGAATACCTGTAAACCCCTTTCTACTATGCCAACTATCTGTTCCGCTGGGACTTCTTAAATATTCAATAGTAACTCCAATATAATCTTTAGCATCTAAATATTTATGTTTAACCTTATGATGTAAATGATGTAAATACCAATACCTAAATTTAGTTTCAGACCAATATTTTGGTTTTTCATTAGCCATTAATAATGGTAATTTATCCATTTTAGCTCCATCTCCATGCTCTAATCCAATTAAACTATTACCATACTTATAATATTTTCTATGAGAAACCTCAGCATCAACAGTAACATCATCACATTTTCTAAACCAACTCTTAAGTGCATGAGCTAAATGAAAACCACTTTGATAATCATGGTTGCTCATTGAATGCACACAATCTACAGGAGCTACCTCCCTTAAAATCTCCACACATTGCACATATAAAGCTAAAGCAATTTCAAAATGTTCCCACCATTTTCCATCTGTATCTTGATGAGTTCCTTTTGTAGTTGTATTGTAAACATTATCTATATGCAAAATATCGTTGCCTATACAAAATAATATCCTATCTATATTAAACCCCTCAACCTTCCATAGTATTCCATTAATACCCTCTATAACTCTTGCTACAGCTATATCTATATTATAACCATCTTTAGTTTCTGAATCATTAGAATATTTACCTATATGTATATCAGCTGGGTTGATTATTAACAGATGTTGGTTAGCATCTTTAGGATTTCTTTTTATTTTTTTGTAGTATGGAGAATGATTTTCAATTAATTCTTTTATTTTGGGTAAAATAATTTCTCTATCATCAATATTTTCTTTTGTTACAATAGAGAATCTTAATTCTCCTGAAGCTGATTGCCAATGTTTTACACTAACAACATCATTTTTATCTATTCCCCTCTGATTTAAGTGTAGTTCTAAAGCTGTATTCCCATTTATATTATCAACAGTTTCAGCTCTATTTTGATAAACTAATTCTTCTTCCTCTTTAGTTAATCTTAATCTTCTTCCGTATTCTTTCATAGTTTTTTACAAATATATAAAAAAAAAACTAATAAAACATAAAAGGGGGAACTACCCCCCTTTTATAACCCAAAAAAACTACTTGAAAACATAGAAATACTCCCGAGCGGGAGTGTGTAGTTATCAGCAAAGATAACTATTTTTTACAACAATCCTTATCACAAACAGGATTTTTCTCAAATGCTGAAAAAACCAAAGGTAAAACACCTATCCCTGTTAGTATCAAATTATTTGTTGTTATACCATGAGTAGTTATATTAGCTGCTGCAGCTAATACAATAACACCTGATACTGTTCTTTTACTAGACCACTTACCTTTAGTATCTTTAAAAAGCTCTAATACAGATTTTACTAAATCGGCAATTGGTTTGATTGCGTTCTCCGCTATCGCAGAGCCTATCCATTTCTTAAACATATTACTTCTTGGAGATATCAGCTATTCCCTGACCTAAGATAAGTGCGAGAATTGCATAGTAAACTTTTTCAACTTCTCCTTCACTTAATCCTAATTTAGCCGCAATAAAAGGAACAAATATAGCTCCCATTGTGTACCAAAATTTTCTTGAACCAAACATTCTTTTTAAAATATCCATTTTTTTATTTTTTAATTATTAATATTTAGAAACGGATAGCCGCTCCTACTTTAAATTCTCCATCTCTATTGTATGATGGTTCTACATATATATTCTCCCATACCTTTAAAGAATATCCTATACTTAAATCCAAACTATCTAAATCAAACCCATCTATTGAAGATTGAGCTGATATAAAAATACCTCCACTTAAATTATATCTACCAAAAACATCATATTCATCATCTCTCTTTCTTAATCCTACTGTTAAATTATCATCTACTTGATATCCAACTCCTATACTATTAGTGAAATTACCTACTCCCCAACTCTCATCATCTGATGGTTGAGAAACATCACTCAATACCATAAATTGAGCTGATGATACTAATGTTGTAAAAACTACTGCTAATGTTAATAATACTTTTTTCATTTTATTTTTTATTTTAAATTAATATACTCTATTGTTACTTCTTTACCATCCTCTAAAGCTTTCGCTATAGGAGGATATATTCTTGTGTAAGCCTGAGTTGATTTTCCTATATAACCATCTTTTTCAATTTGATTATTAACTTGAGTATCTCCAACAAGCAAACAACCAGCAGTGTGCTCATCAGTATTACCGCAATGTATAAGGATGCAACCAAAATTCGGAACATCTCTGACCCACAAAGTTCCCTTATGTATCTCTGAAAATCTATTTTTATATTTCTCATGTATTCTTCCAACTGTTCTTAATGTTATTCTGTATGTACCTTCTAGTATTCTAGTTTCTGTTACTATCTTATCCTCCATACTTCTATACTCATCTTCCAAAGTATAACACAAAAACTTTACTCCATCTGTTACATCAAACAAAAGTCCATTTGTAGAATCTTCTTCACTACTAAATCGCACTACTCTTAATTTCATACTTAGATATTATTTTGTTATCATTAAGAACTCAACATCACAAGCTGATGTATCTGCGTCTACTGCTATTTCATCTATATCTGCAAAAGCAACAAATGTACTTCCTGCATCATCTATATCAATATCAGGACTCATTAAGAAAAATGATTCTCCCGCCTCTAACTTAAAAAATTGAGAGTCTGTCGCTGTATTTGTTAATCTTAATGTTACAAAATTTGTATCATCTAAATTTGTTATTCTAAAATAACACCAATCAGCAGCTACTACCTGACCTCTACCATCTACAGTAGAAGTTATTAAAATCTCTGCTTCAGTTGTTGCTATACTCATTATTCTTTGTATAACCTGTCCTTGAGTTGTAAAACTTTTAGATATAGCATTACCATAAGTAACACCATTCAAATTTAGATTTTCTGATATTGTTATTGTTGCCGTTGAGGCTGTTACCGTACTTGCCATATTATTTATTTTTTAATTTGTAAAACTTATATATTGTAAATGCAATCGCTAAAGATATTGAAATAAAAGTCAATATCTGATTGCATTCTGTAAGCATTAGAGAACTCGCTCCTCCATTCGCTATTATTACCTGCACACTATCTTTCATTTCTGATTTCATTTTTTATTTATTATCATTCTATTTTATGGAGCTGTGAATCCTATCGCCACTGCACCTGTGTCTGCAGCATCAATTTTAAAAGAAGTAACATTTGTTATTAGACAGAACCTTTTAGCTGACATCCCATCTAAAGCTGTTGTTGTCTGCCCATCTATTGTTACTTCATCCATATCTACATCTGTTACACATAGTACTTTATAAAAATTTCCTGTTACTGTTCCATCAGCTGATGTTATTATAGTTTGAGCTCCTTCTCCATTTAATTCTCTTAATGCATCTAATGTTGGTTTATCCATTTTTTTTTATTTTTAAGATTCTATTCCAGGCACCGTAGGAGCTGTATAGCAAATTACTACTCCACTACTTACTGCAATAGAAGTAACATTGGTTAATACTAAATGTCTAGTGGCTCCTATTCCATCTAAACCTGTCCCTGATTGCCCATCTATAGTTATAGATATTATATTTGCTGTTTTTGCAAAATATATTTTATAAAAGTTTCCTGTTACTACTCCAGAACCGTTATTTACTATTGTCTGAGTTCCCTCTCCTGTTAGTTCGTATAATGCGTCTAATGTTGGTTTATCCATTTTTTTTATTTTTTATTTTTTATTTATATGTTATATCTTATCTCTATTGAAAAGTTGAAAAAAGTTTGATTTAATCCTCCAGCTGATTTAACTATAGGTATTAAAAAATCTCCCTGAGATAAACTATTTACTACAAAAGACTCATCATCTATTAATCCTAGTTTATCGTTAGACGCATAAGTAGAAGCTGTAAATTCATCTAATATAACTAGAGTATTAGTAGCTGCTCCAATAGTAAAAGGGTCAGATGTATTAACAGTCGTATTACTTCCCTTTAATAAAGTAATTGAAACAGATTCAGTAACAGTTCCTGATACCCACCCCTTAACATTTGATATAGTGCAATCTGCAGGAGCCACAAAACTAGCTCCCCTTAACATAGCAGAAACAGTTATAGGGAATCCAACTAAAACATCAGGACTACCATAATCTTCAGTAAAACCATTTGGATAATCAGCATTCACATCTGTTCTGTAAAAGTAATTTACACCAGGAGCTCCTCCAGGAGTAGAATAACCCCTTACTACAATAGTGTGTGTTTTAACAGTTCCAACAGCAGCCCAATCCAAATCTCCAACAGAATTTTTAGTTAATACAGTGCTGTTACTAGCTGTACTAAAATCTACAGGCACATGAAGATTAGCATTACTTAAATTTTTATGTTCGTTAGATGCCATTATTTTTTATACTTATTATTAATATCTTTAAGTTTCTGAGCTAAATTCATAACTTCATCACTAATAGTTCCATTTTCCTCTTTTTTATCAATCATATCTATAAGCTTACCAGCAGCCTCAAACACATCATCATAACCAAATTGACCTGCTCTTTGTCTGATAGCTGTTAGTCCTTTTCTATAAACCTTATCGTTTTTACCATAAGGAAATTTATATCTATCTTTTGTTTCTTTACTAGCATCTTCATTTATAAGTAAAAACCACTTCTCATAATTTTCCCAATCATCTCCATCATCTCCCAATAACTCATTACCATCTTCAGAACTAAAAGACCAATCACTATTTTTATCTACTTTATCTTCTTCAACAAGAGATTGAGCATGAGAAAAACCCTTACTGTTTAATTTAGATTCATCATAATACCCATTATTATCTTCTTCACATTCTTCAAGAGAATTATACTTACACTCTCCCTCATCTGTCCATCTCCATTTATTTATATTTTCACATTCTATACAAGGCATAATTTTAATTTTTAATAATAATATCCACTATAACAATTTCCACACCCATTATAACACCCACAATTCCTAGTCCAATCATATATACTGTCATACATTATAATACCATGATTTTTCCATACACCTGAACTACAAGGTTTATTATCTTCATAAGTAGGGAACATTCCATCTTGGTCAGAATCATTAAGATATTCTATTGAGTCTTGTAAAAATATTTCGGCTTTTCTATAAGTATCTTGTTTATAAACATTTAATTCATCAGTGGTAACAATATGACTAAATTCATCTATATTACTTACAACCCCCATACTACTACTATTCATCTGAATCTCTGTAATAATTTCAAATCTAGTAAACCAAGCTAAAGTATCTAAAAGATAATCTGTTAGAAAAGTTTGGTTATCAGCTGTTAATGTGCCTGTATCATTTTGTAATTTCAATTCCCCATAAAACTTAACTCCTAATTTATCTTTTACATGAGCTAATTCTGCGATAACTAAATTATTTGTACTAATTAAATATGGGTCAGTATTAGCATTAGTAAATGACTTGCTAATTACTTGAGCTGCTGTTATAAGTGGTATATATTGTTTTAAATTTGCCATATTAATTCTGTTCTATAGTTGTTTCTTTAACATCTCCATCTCTTTCTGTTACAATAATTTCTCTATCTGCAACAAACATATCTCCATCTTCCAACATATCAAAATCTTCATCTAGTAAAGCTCTCTGTTCGTTAATAGTTAATACTTGTTTAATATCAACATCATTAGCATAAGATACAGGCGGCTCATAATGTATCGTTAAATTCTTAGGGTCAAATCCCATCTCATGATATAAAAGTTTATGAATACCTGTTAGTAATAAATCTGATGTTTCTTTAATAACTGTAGTCATAACTAAGTCATAAGATATTCTAATCTCACTTCCTGTATTATTCATCTTACCAGAACTAACAATACCACTTAAAGATGGTTGCCATCTATGAGCGGTAATTATATTTTGGTCTGTAATCTGTTGTAATTCCATCCAACTACCATCTCTATCATCTTTTAATATCTGAACATTAGCATTTGCTGTATCTCCATTCTTAACGATAAACATAATCTTACCATTATTACCTTGTCCACAAAATTTCTTTTGAGCTTCAGTAACTAATTTTCTAGCTTCTTCTTCTCCCATATCTCCACTTATCTCAACGATAGCTGAAGGTTGGAATCCATTTTGGAATTGTGTATTATTCCATAACCCTATTTCATAATCTACTGATATATGCTCTAGTCCAGCAACATAATCAGGTAGTCCATAAAATGTAAAAGTAGGTTCATAATCTTTGAACTGCATTACGAATCTACTTGATGTTACTCTAGGGTATAGAGCTATTTTTTGTAATTTTTCATCTTGACTTCTATAGTTTTTCCAATCAGGATGCACATAAACATCTCTTTTGTTTTTAGATAACCTAACTGTAGTAGCGTCTAAATGATAAAGATTAACTCCTCCATCATATAAAACTCCTTCTAAATAAGCGTTACCAAATGTATAGTAATCATCTGCTAATTTTTTGAATACATCTCTTAGGGATTCTCCATCAGCATTTACATCTTTAATAAATTCTCTTGTAGTATCATCTTTACAAACAAATTTAGCTCCAGCTGTAAATACAACTTTCTGAGCTAACACAGACCTATGAGTAGATGATTTTCTTTTAAGCTCTGCTAAGTATTGAGGGAATAGATTATCCCTTCCAAAAGGAATAAATTTAGTATGTATGCTCTCTAAATTTAGTGGCTCCACAACACTTGGAGGGACTATTAAATCAAATACACCAAACTCAAAAGTGCTACTCTTTGTCTTTTTGGTCTTTACCTGACTCTTTTTCGGAGTCGTTTGTTTCTTTGACTTTGTTGACTTTTTTAGCATCTGTTTTAGTAGTTTTATTAGTTTTTTCTGTTCTCTCAACAAATTTAGTCTGTCCTAGTTCCTCATAAACAAAAGCTAATTCTTCTTGAGATGAAGCTTGAGTTATTGTAATTGACTTATTGCCTCCATAATTAAACTGTTGAGAACTTGTAAGTGCCTTATATTTTGCCATAATAGTATATATTTTTAATTGCTGTAAATCTACAACATTATTTTCACAATCACACATATTGTTAAGATAAAAGTAAAGGGGTTTTACCCCCCTTACTATTTTCTTAAATTAATATTATGTAGTTGTAGCTGTCATTGCAACTAAATTTTCAGTTATAACACCTGTATAAAGTCTAGGTAACTCAAACTGTCTAGCTGTTAAAACAACTGTAATTCCATTTTCTTCCGAATAAGCAGCTCCTGTCGCACCTTCCATTGAAGTAAGGTTTAAGTAAGTCTGACTTCTTGAAATACTAGCGTTGTTAGAACCACCTACTGAATATAATTCACTTGCTCCAATTACATAGTTATTACCATTTGTGTCTGTTACAATACCCATCATACACTCATTTAATAACTCTTGTAACGCTCCGTACTTAACTTCATTCATTAGAGGTAAGTAAAAAGAAAGAGCACACTCAAAAGCTGTTGAACCATTCTCTTTTGACGCTGTTACTGATAATGTAGGAATTTCATCCTTAAACTCATACATGAACCAATCTGCAGAAGCAGTAGCTGGGCCATCTTCTATAAGAGATATCCCATGTGTAGCTGAACTTGCAGCTGAAAATGTAACCTCATCAGCAGCCTCCCAACTTCTTAATAATATTCTTGTTATACCTCCTGTTCTTTGTAAGTCAGTACAAATAATTGCTAAACCTGTATCTATTGCCATTTTATTTTATTTTAATTGATTAATAATTATACTAACATTCCTCCATTAACCAAAGAGTTCCAACCGTATTGGAAGCCCATAGTAAACGCCGCTCTGATAAGCATTTTTTCTCCTACCTCATCATAGAACATTTTTAACTCATTGTCTGGAGATGAAACATCAGTACCAATAAAGATATTATCTTTAGCTATATAGATACAACCTTGTGTAGGGTCTGTACCTGCACCAGCTGCAGTAAATAATGCTGGATGTGTTGCACCAGCTAAAGCTGTTAAAGACTCATCCCACTCATATATAGGAACTAACTCAACACCTCTATATCTTAATCTGTTATAGTTAACACCTGATTGAGCTTCTGAATGAGAGTAATCAACCGCACCCGCAACTCCTATAGTCGTTAATGAACCATAGTATGCATTGTAAATGTTTGGAGTAACGAACATTCTTTTTTCTGAAGCTGGAACTTGTTGTAGTTCAGCTGGAGCAGTATCAAATACTGTTTGTAGTAATAAATCTGCATCTGGTGGGTCAATTGCAGCACCTACAGCAACAAGGTTAGCCGCAGCTGTTGTAACCGCAGTAACTTCTCTTAACTGAGTTCCCGCATTTATTGCATTTCCTGCAGATAATGATACCCATAGTCCATCTCCCATTGAGTCGTAAGTACAGTCAATAGCAATAACTGCTGCTGCTGTATCTCCTGCCCACATATTTCTTACTAAGTCATGTCTAATTCCATCTCTTATTCTATTGATAATTACATCAGCTAATTCTGTACCTGTTAAATCTTGCATGTTTACACCTCTCTTATAAGATTCAACAACAACTTCATCCTTAAATGCAGCCCAACATTGTTCTTGTTTTACTGCTGTATTTGAAACTGTAATTACCTTATCAGTAATAGTAAATCCTGTTACTGCTGTATCACAAGCGTTTGTTCCACAACCAATGCTTAATGATGTTATACTTGTTAACTTTGGAGCTAACAAAATATTTTGCTTATATTTTACATTTGGATAGATAGTATAATTTCTCATAATATCATCTCCAGCGAACATTGGTTCTAACAACATTCTAGAAGCGTAAGTACCTGAATAAGCAGCTCCTATTCCATTTAATGCGATATTTGCCATTTTCTTTTTATTTTTTTATTATTAATTAGTTATTTTAGAAGCTAGCGCATTAAAAAATGCTGTTTCATTACTTACTTCTTCTTTTTCTTCTACTACAGATGGGTCTGATTCTGTTTTAATTTCAGTTCCCTTTGCGATAGACTTACTTGTTAATCTCTCTACCTCTTTGTTAAGTGAATCTACAGTATTTTGTAATTCTGTAATTTCTTCATCTTTAACAATAGATAAAGCATTAACTTCTTCTACTTTAGATTCAAATTCAGAAAGTTTATTAGAAATTTCTTCATTATCAGCTAAAATAACATTTACTTCTGGTACATCAGTTGAGTTAACATCGCCCTTAACTGCAGCAACAATTTCTTCAACTTTTCTACCAAACCATGATTTTAATTCTTCTGTCATTGTTTTACTTTTTTTATTATTATTTAATTGATTTACGATTTCCTTTTGAGTTTTATTTTTGAATTTAGTAATGTCGTATTTAGCTGCTACCATAACAGCGTCTGATACAGTATCAATAAATCTATATTCTAAAGCTTCTTCTGAATTGAACCAAGTTTCCTCATCCATCATATCTTGAATCTCTACTAATGGTAATCCTGTTTTCTTTGTATATATATTAGCTATCTCAGAACTTAACTTATCTAGCAGGGTAGCTGTTTTTCTCATATCACTAGCCTCTCCCATTGCTCCACCCCAAGCATTATGTATCATATATAAAGAATTTTCTGACATAATAATCTCATCAGCGGCTAAGGGAATAATGCTACCCATACTTGCTGCTATTCCTTCTATATAAGCTGTAACCTTACCTTTATATTTTTTAAGTGTGTTGTATATAGCCATACCATCAAACACTTCTCCACCAACACAATTAATATGTAGGTAAATATCTTTACCTTTTAATAATTTTAAATCATTAACAAAATCTTTAGCTGATATACCATAGCTTCCAACCTCATCATATAAATAAACATCAGCATACTGCTCTGTGTCTTTTGCGTTTATTGAATACCAACTCTGCTTATTATTCATTTTACAAAAATAATTTTAATTAATATTTTATTTACGAAAAAAATGGAAAAAAGATTTACCCACGAACATTTCGTTTTAACACTGACTTATCTCTCTCCTTATAAACTATGTTCTGAGCTGTTCGTTCAGTTATATCATATTTTATTGATAAATCTATAAAACTATTAGTCCTGTTACCATCATTAGTAACAAGTAAACTATCAAAATCTTGAATTACCATATAATTCCTTAGCCTCTTTGGCTCTATCATACCCCTCTCAATTAAATGAGCTAGCATATCTTTTATTTGAGGTTCTTCCCCAAACCTTACTCTTAATTCAGTATATAGTAAATCAATATACTCTGTTATTATATCTACCTTATTTTCTCTTTGAGCCATATTATTCTCCCCAATGTTTAGTTACTTGAGTCCAGAATTTAGTTACCGCTTTCCTACATCCCATACAAGTAATAGATTGTTTAATGTTTGGGAAATATCTATTCCATTCTGAAAATAAGAAAGGTAAACTTGTAGGATGGTACATCTCCTTAGATTCCATATGTTTTTTATTTCTCATAACATTCTCCATTATTTGTTTTCTCTTATCTCCCTTAATCTTTTCAGCTACTAATTCTACACTCATATTATTCAACAGTTTCAACTCTATTTAAGTTATTAATTACTCTTTCCATTTATCTAATGGGCACTCCCCAAAAAATTCTTTAGTAAGTGTTGTTTTAGCATCTAAAAAACATTTACATTTACCACATCTTGCTCCCCATTCCCATTTAGGATTTCTTAACATTAAAAAATTTCTGTAAAAACTACAGCTTTTACAAGTATCTAATCTATCCTGTTTAACTTTTTTATTAACAAACATATCTTAAAAAGCTGCTTGTGATTCAATTGCACTTACTGTATTTTGTGATTGAGTTATATCCGCTTCTACCACAACTACTTTATTTCTCTGACTTATAGCTCCTTTTAATCCCTGCTGTCCCGCCACATCAAATTGTGTTTGTGCAAATGAAGGGATATTTGTTATACCACCATCAGCAAAACTAACTCCACCACCCGCATAATTCATAGCTGATAATTGACTTCTAAACATAGCTGTGCTTCTTTTATTTATAACAGCTTCTCCACCTTCTAATTCTACAACTCTACCACCTACAGCAAACATTTCTCCCCCCTGAGAATGAGAATTTCCATACACAATACCTCCATCAGCATATCCAGAAATCTCTCCAACTGTAGTATGTTGACCTCCAAAAGTCATTAAAGCCATCATTGATGAATTTGTTGATGAGTCAAGGCCTCCACCACCACCACCACCACCACCACTAGCTGGAGTGCTACCTCCCGCAGCACTTGCTCCATAATCTCCACCGAAAAGGTTTTTAATACTAGCTATAACCCCAATTATAGCCAATATTGTTCCCGCCATAGCAATTAGGTTGTAAGGAAATATAAGCCCTGACTGTCTTGTAACTCCCGCAGCAGCGTTTGTACCAGCTTTAAATAGATTAGCAAATCCAGCAGCCATTGTGGTAGCTATACCTCCAGCTTCTTGTATTTGAGATTGTAAAGCGTACATAGCTTTCTTTTTATCTGACAAAGCACTTAATTCTTTTTGTAAAGTAAATATAGATTCTGCTAAGGCAGCCGCTCTAGTAATTGCTATACCAACTTTTCTCAACCCTTGTAATTTTTCCTCATCTCCAGCCATTTCTTCTATCAATCCTCCCATCTCTCCAAATTTACTGATAGTAGCATCTCTCTCATCCGCTAACATCTTATAAGCTTCAGAAGTATTAATTATTTGCTGATTCTCTAAATCTGTTATATCTTTATTAGCCTTATCATAAAGGTCTATCTTTTTCTGCAACCATTCTCCTGTAATACCATTTAATAGAGCTTGATAAGTCCATTCATCAATGAGCCCTTGATTTCTCTGCTCTTCTAATTTAGCTTTTTCTGTAGCGTAAGCGTCATCCATCACCTTCTCCTTCTTCCTAAATTTTTCTTTATCAAGCTTAATCTCTATATCTTTTCTCTTAGCTTGAGCGCTTATTACATCTTTATTATGTTTCCTATCTTTTTCATCATATTGAGCTATAAAAGTATCTATAGCTGCTAATTGACCTTCTAGTAATTTTTCTGTGTAATCTTCCTCTCCTATAACAACACCCTCATAAATAGCTTTAGATATCTCCTCATCAAGCATTGCTGACTGCACAATCTCTTTAGCTTTAGTCATAAAAGTCTGTAAAGTATGTATAGCGTCTGTTTCTTCTGGGTCATCATCTTCCTTCTCATCTATACCATAATCTCCAGCTAATAACTCCTCTAATGAAGTTTGACTTGTGGACTCTATAATTGTCTTTAATATCTCTCTTTGTCTCTCTAGGTATTTTGTTGAAGCTGTACCTCTGCCTGCAACTGGCAATCCATCCTTAAACTCATCCGTAAAAGACCTGCCTGGAGATGGGCCATAATCCTGTAGATAAGACATATAATCTACTTTAGCAGAAACTAGGCCTGGGTCTAGAATTTCTATAAATGTAGCAAATGTCATCTCATATTTGTCTAATAATTTAGATAATCCAATAACACCTACATTTGTATCTTTCTCTAAGCTTGCTTTCTGTTTTGAAATCATTGCTTCAGGGGTTCCACGACCAAATAGCCCAGCAATCCAATCTTCCTGTTCGTGCACATAAGTAGGCATTCTTAAATCTTGACTTCCCTGTTTAGCTGTTAGAACATATTTAGCAATAATTTTCTTCCAAGCCGCTCTTTCCGCCAGATGAGGTTGCCACTCAGCCATTTCATCTATAAATGGCTGAAGCTCCTTTCTAATAGTCTTAGCTGTAACTATCTCTCTTACCGCTTCTCTCTCCATTTCCATATATATATCAGCCATAGCTTTATCTTGCATTAGTTTCATTAGCTCAGTTGTCTCCCTCTTTATATCTTTTATAGTATCTCTTTCATCTAAGAGAGTCTGCCCATATTCTTTTCTAACAATATTGATGTCTTTAAGAGCTCTTTTTTCCTTTGCCTTCGCATCTTTATATTCTAGTGTAGCAACAGCTGACTTATCAATTAGTTCGCCTTCGGTATCTGTTAGTCTATTTAAGGTTGTTTTAGCGTCAATAAGATTAAGTAAACTTTGATTTACTAACTCTATTTCAACATTAGCGTCAACCATTCTCTCATCTATCTGTTCTTGCAAGCTAATAAACTCGTATGATGCATCATTTACACCCATCATACCAGCTACCCATTCCCCTAAAGCAATTACTAAAAGACCTATACCTGTAGAAACTATAGCAAGCTTTAATGTTCTAAGAGCTCCTGAAACAAGAGCTGTAGCTCCCGCTAATCCAGTCATCGCTAAACCTGAACCTGTAGCTGTCGCACCCATAGCGGCTATAGCTACTTTAGCTGGTTTTAACCCTATAACTAAAGCAACTATAAATCTAGTAGCTGTTTTTACCTGTAACCATAACCTTCTTACTTTATCATCACTATCAACAATAGCATTTAACCACTTAGCAAATTTTTCTAAAACTCTAGATAGGCTTTTACCAAAATTTTTCACAAGAGCTATTGATAGTCCCTGAAAAGCTGATTTAACCTTAAATATACTTCCTTGTAAAGTATCTCCAACTGTATCAGCCATTCTTTGCCCAGCTCCATCAGCATTCTCTAATTCCTCAACCAAAGCTTTTATATCATCCGCTCCGCTCAACATTGTACCAAAAGCAGCTACCTGTCTAACATCCATAAATGTTAAAACATTAGCTAGATTAACTCCCTCATCTTGCATATCCTTAAATACTTGTAACATACTATCTAAACTACTTATAGTATGACCTACCCTTCTAGTTAATTCAGATGTAGGGTCTTGCATTTTTAAGAATATATTTCTTAAAGATGTACCAGCAATAGAAGCTTCAATACCTGTATCAGATAATTTAGCCATAATAGCTGTTGTTTCCTCAATACTAAATCCAGCCATTGCAGCAATTGGAGCAACTTTAGTCATAGATGTTTGCCATTTTTCAATATCTAAAGCGGAACTTGTAAATGCTACAGCCATAACATCTACCACTCTACCAGCTTCACTAGCGTCTAACTGAAAACCTCTAATAGCATTACCAGCAACAGTAGCCGCTCTCGCTAAATCACTTCCTGTAGCTATAGATAGATTAATAGTAGCTTTAGTAGCGGCTAATATTTCATCAGTTGTAAATCCTAATTTAGATAAGTTTAACTGTAAGTTAGCTACTTCTGAAGCAGTAAAGAATGTTGAACGACCTAATTCTTGAGCTGAATTAGATAGTTTTCTAAATTCCTCTGCGTTAGCCCCACTAACAGCTTTTACCTTAGCCATAGTAAATTCAAACTCAGTAAATGTTCCAATCATTGTAGTTAAAGCTTGACTAACTCTCCTAAAGGCAGTTACTAATATAGAGAAAGCAGCAGCTCCCTGTATAACCCCCATAGTCATTGACTTTTGAAGTTTATTTGATTTTCTACTCTCTTGGTTAGCACCAGACATTGCTTTCTTTAACTCTCTAAGCTCTTTTGCTTGAAATTTAATAGATTTAGATGTCTTTCCGTAAGCATCAGCATCTCCTTTACTTTGCTTAGCATTGTCTCTTTGCTGTTTTCTTAATTTCTTAAGACTGTCCTCAAGTTCTTTTATTCTACGAACTCCCTCAACTTTTACATTTATTATCTTATTTATCTTTGCCATATTTTTTTATTTATTATCCTGCGAATATATCTATTACATTACCACCTTCTTCTAAGTATTTGAAATACTCATCTATTTCTTTTGGTAAAGCTGTGTCTAAATTATTATACAATCCTATTTGCATCGCTATTAAATCTGCTTTTTCTACAAAGTTTGACCTACCCATATCTCCTCTACCAAATTTAGTAGGGTATTTAGAAGCTAATTCACGAGCTATATTTTTAGCCCACCTCTCTTTTTCATCATTAGAATAACCTCCAAAAATACTTGATTTACCACTACTAATCATCCATTCTAATATAACTTCATATTCAACAGATAATCCATCACTACCCCTACCATAATCATTTATTCTTTCCCAATAATGTGCATTATTAGCAATATTTAACTCTACTAAATCACTAGAAGAATTAACCCTATATACAAAACTATCGTTTAATCTACCTGAAGCTACATGGTCTTGTTTTCTTAATATATCTCTCATTATCTTAACAAGTTGTTCTCCTATTCTTCTTAATTCTATTTCTAAGTGTTGAAATTCTGCCATTATATTGGGTATTCTCCATCAATAACAGGTTCTTGCTTCCACTCTTTTCCATGATAACTATCTTCTGTAGTTGCACTTGCTACCACTTCTTTAATCTTATTAAAATCATCTATATATAAAACATTTAAAAATACTTCATCTTTATTATCTACAATCGCAACGCCAGTTACTGTCTCCGCTTCTGTAAACGAAACATCAGTTACTAGACTGTCAACAAGCTCACAACACCTAGTGTCTGTAGTTACAGTAATACTATCCACTCTATCTCCTGTTTCAATAGTAGTAGTAATATCCTCCACAAAACTATGAGTCATATAGATAGGGCCAGCCTGATTCTCCATAATACCCTCTGTATTTATATTAGCTAACTTATGGTTAAATTCTATACCCAAATTAGGACTAAGGGAATTAAGACTAGGCTTACTCCCACTTATATTACTTCTTGGTGGTTTCCCTATGTAATTTTTTGCCATTTATTTATTTTTTATTTACCTTATATATTAATTAAAATGATGAAGCTTGAGAAGTTCTTTTTTCTAAAGGTACTTGCTCAGTCCATTGAATGAACTCTACTTTTGTTAATTCGTTTTTAGCAGGAGCAAAATCTATTATTTTATTTATTCTCCAATACGACCCATCTATATAAGCTAGCCTCCTTAAATTAATAGTAATCATATCTGACATATCTAATTTAACATGATAAGTTCTTATTCTAGGGTTAGCTTTATACTGCTCAATCATATTCCTCCAATATAATGTATATAATCCAGCTGAATATTGCAGAGTAGCTGTCATAGGAGGATTTATAATCTCATCAGCAAAAGATAGATTATCCATTAAATTTATACTTGTATCTTCCCAATCTACAAATACAGCTCTAGGAGAAGAAGATGCTCCATGAGGGCCTGAACCATCTTGATAAACCCAAGTAGTCATAAAATTAGCAACATTTGGACTTTGTACATGTCCCTTGAATTTCATTATTCGTGGAAGATATTTTATAATTTTATCTGGTCTTGTTGGTAACCCCTGAACTCCATAACCATATATAGAATGAGTTTTATTTATAACAGGCATTAACATAGGATGAACCCCACCTTGCCCACTAGAATCTGCGTTCCAATCCATCCAAGTAGAAGCAAATACAGGATTTACAGACTTATTAGTTCCTTTACGGAAATTATCTCCAATTTCTTCTCTATGATTAAAAAAGTGATAAGCTGAGTCAGCATCTCTGAATGATTCATTTACAAATTTCATTAATCCATCAGAGCCATCATTTTTATATTCCCAAGACATTTCCTCATATAACCCAATATCAAATGTATCTTTAATTTCCTTAGAATAATCTACCTTACCATCCCAATTATAAGCGTCTTTTTTCTCCCCAAAGAAATCATCAAATGGTTCTATATATACTTTTCTTTCCTGAGCGTCAGTTCTAAATTGTAAATTAAACATGTGAGCGATACCTTTAAGAAAATTTGTTTGACTTATATCACAAGGTAAGCAATTTCTAATCAAATAAGTTTCTCCATGATTAAATCCTTCGTTAGCTATAGGTTCTACTTTGAAATATGGTTTTGCGTGCTGAGACCATATTTGCCTTACCGCTCCTACATTCCAACTACTACCTGTGTTACCTATAAATCCCTGACATACATTTGAGTAATAACTATCTCCATTAAAGAAATGTACTCCATTCTGTCCTGTTAAAGAAGTTCTATTCTCATCACTTAAGCATATATATCCAAGTTTAGCATTACCCTCATTAACATTACCTGTACTTGTCCCTCCTGTAGTAAAATGAAATCTTACTTGAACCTGCACATTAAGTTGCCAGCCAGTAGGAATCCACCAAGCGTAGGGATTTTGCATTTCTTTTTCTACTGCCATTAACACAGGTATCGCTGTAGATGTGTATGGAGCGGGAGAAGAAGCTTGTGTCGTATATTTACCCCACTGCATTTTAAATGGTATTCTAGTTTGAGATGTACCAAAATTATCAAAAGCACTAACCATTGTATTCCCACTACCATCAGATAATCTTACCCTTATTCCAACCTCAACATTTTTAACATGAGAACCATTAGAGTTCCCCGAAGCTACCACACCTGTAGCAGCTTGACTATTATCAAAATTTCCTACCAATAAATGTACTACTGCGGCAGCATTATACCTTCCCGCTTTCTGACAAGTCCAATATCCTGTTGTTGGATTATAACATCCATCAGGGTCATCAATAACTTCATCAAGTATAATATCTTGCCAACTTGAATCTCCTAAATCTCCTCCAGCAACTCCTGTTACCCAATTAGAAGCTCTAACTATCTGATAATCTTTTTGTGCAGCAGGTATTGATGCGTCCCAAATACCCACATTAGGTATTGATGGGTTAGATTGATTCCACTCTTTTCTTGTTGCAAACATGGAGCCACTAGTTGATGTTATAAGTCCTGTTGGGGGGAAATGAGATATTAGTTGTTTAAATCCCGTAGTATTTATAAAATTACTCTCTATACTATAACCTATATTATCAAATATCTTTTCTATCATATTGTAAACCCAAAAAGATGGTCTCCAATCTTGAGAACTATCCGTTGCATCTACTAAATTTACATATCCCGCTCCATATAAACCAGCTCCCCAATTAGGCCAAAAATCTCCATAACTAATTAAAGGATAACATAAGTCAGAATTAGCTTGAGTATTATTTTTAGCCGCCCATATCTTAGTATAAGTATATTCAAAATCTTCTTTATCATATATATCACATAAATTAAAGTTTTTTAATTGTGAAATCCATCCAAAATTACCTCCATATATAGTACAGGTATAACTATCAGGGCTAGATGTTTGTGTAACACCACCAAGCTGTATCAATCCTCTAAAAAATTCTGTATCTCCAACTAAAATTCTACAAGGCTTCATCCCAGCCATATCTTTCTTATCGGTCATTTTAACATCATACCTATGAGCGAATAATTTATTATTATTATCTGTCGCTGGAACATCAAATGATTTAGAGTAATCTCCAAACCTCTGCTCTAAATTTTTACCATCAGAAACAGCGTAGGACATAGCTAATGGGAAATCTTGACTATCTGTTATATCTAACTCTCCAACTACATTCTTATCTATATCTAAATTCTTTTCTCTTATACTTACAGCTATCATAGTAGATGAATACGCAATCTCTCCAGGTACATAAGTATTAAATGTAGTAGTGTTATCAGAGTAAAGTCTAACTTCGGGGCCTGTAGCAATAAAAGTTTCAACATAAGTCCCATCTGTACTTCTTTTAGCATTCGCAGAAACTCCTCCCAAAGTATCAAATCCCATAAATCCATCAAAAGTAACCCCATTTACAGGCTGCATCCATTGTGTCTCAAATGATAAAATATATTCAACGCCTGTAACTAATGGAGTCTGAAGTATATACTCAAAATAATGAGGGGCATCATTTGCCATTCCAGGCACAATAGGGCCTGTGAATGGAACTACATATTGATACATATTAGTATTCCACAAGGGAGGTAGAAAAAAATATAATTTAGTTGATGTAGCTGTCCCTAAATGTAAATCAACTAGATTACTTCTTAATGGGTCTTCTACAATATCTAATATCTGTATTCTAATTTTTTCTTGAGCCATATATATATTTAATTAGATTGTGTATTTATCGCATGAGACATTGTATATTCTATATTTAGTTTAACTAATCCCTCCTGTTGATTTACTGTTACAAATTCACTATTATTTATTGTTACAGGAAAATAATCTCTTGTTGATGGATGCATAGAGGTATTTCTAGCCTCTACCCACTCTCCAGCCTCAGTATCAAGTTCTATCCATACATTTGGAGATGTTATTATTTCTTCCAACCATTTTGCTTCGGGGATATTAAGAGGTTCGGTATAAACACTTTTCTTCCTTGTAGCTTCAACACTAAAAGTAGTTACTGAAGGTTTATATAAATCAGAACCAACAGGGTCTCTTGGAGTACCATATGTTGTACCATTATATTGTTGAGTATATAGGGGATTAGGAGATTTTCTTTCAAAAAATATTTTTTCAGAAGTTATTGTTTCACTAATATCTCTCTTAGCGGTATAACTATCTATCCCCCCCATTCTATTCAACCAATGGAATCTTACAAAATCATAAGCTAGTTTAACAGGCTCTCTATCTATTTTGTAGTATCTTTTTTCAGAAACAGTTTTGCCTGAACCTAATGTCGCTCCTGAGCACACTAATCTAGCCTCATACCAAGTATCAGCAGCTGTTATTGTTCCTGCGGTATGACTCTCTATAAAAGCGGGAGATACATTTTGAGATAATACTTTACGGACAGTAGCGTCTGTAAATTGAGTATTACCTACCCACCAAGCAGAACTAATAGCTCCATCATTACCTAATGTCTCTTGGAAATATCTTAAATTAACAGTAGCACCTACTTCTGTGGTTACCCTTATATAATAATCTGTCATATCGTAAACACCTGAGCCATCATTAGCGAATGTATATTGGAACCAACTTAAAAATTCAGCTTCATCATCCATTCTTACTGACTTATATCCTGTTATTCCTCTACTAGCAAAATTTACAAAGGGAGCTCTAGTTAAAAATTGTTTACTCATAGTAGAACTACCACAAGTTACTAGGCTATTATTTAATCCTATCTTATCGGTATGTTGTATAGCTGCATTTATCACACTAACAGTAGGAGTGTTTTTATAATCTCCAGCAGACACTACTAATCTTTTAGAAACACTAACATCATCCTCATAAACTTCAAATCTTGCTTGCACATCAATAAACCTACTCGTACCATCTATACTTGTATAATCAAGAAAATCATTTGTAGTATAATCTCCACTCATAGCAAATTGAGATGATGGAGAGCCTTTCATCATAGGGGTAAGAGTATAGGATAAATAATTTTTAACAATAGGAGATATATCTATCGTAAAAGTATGATAATTTACTAACGCATTACCAAGAGTATATTCAGGGTCAATACCTTCTCCACCTATATAAGGTAAGTCCCTTGATTTTCTTAGGGAGCCAGCAAAAAACATATTACCTGTCGCTTCATCAAATGAACTTTCAAAATTATTACCAATCCACACATCAAAAATAATATTTACTACATCATTTTTTAGATAATCTGACTCAGGCATCAAGTTAGTAATTCTACTTAGCGTTTGTCCCCATTGTAATTGATATATCATAGGGCTATTACAGCTAACTAAAACCTGATGGTCGCTATCGGGATATCCATAATTAGCTAAAGATGACCTTGGCGATTTTAATATATTTACATTTCCTACTCCTCCGTTTATAGCCATATTTAATAAATTTTATATTTGTTATTTAAGTATTCTAATACTTGTGATTTTTCATCAGAATTAATTAGTTTATTATATCCAATTATCTCCGATATATTACCATTTAAAAAACCAGCATTAGCTCCACCTTGAAGGGTACATCCTATCTGAAATCCAGCGGTACTATAATCTGTATCTTGAAATGTACCACTAACATCACTTTCAGCTCCTCCATTAATACTTACAATTACACTATAATTAGTAGGAGTATTTTCTTTTAATTGGCAATAAGCTATATTCCATTCTGTAACACCAGCAGGAACAGTTATACTATTAGTAACCTGATTACCACCACCTATAGCTGAAACAATAATAGTAGCTAACTTATATCCAGCCGTAAATATAGTTGTGTCATTTCTATTCATACTAAATATTATTTGAGAGCCAGAAGTACCTAAATTAAGACTACTAACAAAAAAGAAAGATAGTTCATTATTAGCAAATGGAGCGTTAGCATCTGAATCCATATTATCTAGTTCTCCATCAAAAACTATTTGAGCTTTATCGGAAGGGCCATCATATCCATATCTTAAAGGCTGCATAGTGCTTGTAGATTCAGACACATCACTACTTGCATCTGATTGGTCTAACCATGTACTTACTTGTTTAGTTGGAATACTAAAAGTAACATCACTATCTGCTTTTAACCATAGTTTTAACTCTGATATAGTGTCTGGATAAAGAGATTTTGGAGTAAAGCATCGTGTAAACATCCTCATATCAAATCTCATTGTTATTCTACATAACTTATCATTCTTATCATTTTTTATTCTCTCTATCTGTACTGATTCTTTATCTATGTAAACTTGGGTTGGAGTAGGAGATGAGGTTGATGGATTCACTAAAACTCCTCCCGAATAATTTATTAAAACATTATCTAACCATTCTAACGCTAAATCTTGTAGATTGTCCCATCTTTGTTGTAATGTAACTGCATCTTGTGTAGCTTTTTGATAACTATTGTAAAATTCCATCTCTACATTATAATGCTCCCATCCCTCATAAATATCAGGCATCCTAGATGTAGGGGGCACCATAACCATTAGGGGATATATTGTATTATGGTCTTGGTTTACTTCTCCCTCATATTTAAAAGCACTATCTCCATAAGTCCATTTATTTGTAGCTACTGTTATAAAATCTGTTAGTCTTGTGATAGCCATATTTCTTTGTGTTTATTTTTTCTGTTATATTTCTTTTTATTCAAATGGATTTTATTACCAATCATGCCATTCTTTTTATCTTCCTGAATTTCTAACCACTTCAGGTATTCTTTTAATTTTTTCTTATCTTCTTCTGATATTATCATGCTACTTTATTTGGATTCCTAATTTTATCTGTAACAGCTGATTCAAAATCTTTAACAGCTGTTTGCCAGCTCATATATGTTAATACTTTATATAAATTTGTATCTTTCACTGAATTTATACTATTTTTACCCCCTTCTGTAAATACTCCTTTCTCAGCTATACCATATAAACTATTTAACCAACCATAAGGTTTAATAAATTTTTTATACTCTCCCGCTGTCCTTACCCCGCCCGTTGAAGTATTTCTTTCTCCGAAGATATTTGGAAAAGATTTATCAATTGCAAGTTTTGTACGCTTAAAAAAAAACTGAACTCCCAAATGATATCCATTGTAAGTTTCTTAAATCTCTCTGTCTTTTTATCTATAACATCTTCATTATATTCCTCTCCCGCTTTCCTACATAGAATTGCCATCTGCTCGGGTAATACATCAAATACTCCATGCTTCATACTCTCAATAGTCATATCTAACTGTGTAGATTCAATATAATCTCCAAAAGTATTATCAAACATAGCTTCTTTAGGGAAAAAGTATTTTTCTTCTTCAAACATAAACCCATCTATCGCTTTAGGTTCATATTCTTCTGTTACCTTCCCAATAAATTCCATCGCTCTACTAATACTATCTACATCACATCTTTGTAGAGTTTCATCATCAATTTTTGTTATATACTGAAAAATATCAGTATTCATCTTTAACATTTCAACCGTACTAATTTTAGCGAAGGGTTTTTCTTCATCAAACTCCCCCTCTTTTAATTTAGCTCTATGTTTTTGCTCATGACTTTTTATTATCTCATGCCAACCACACCAATACTCTAATGTGATATCCTTCCATTCTGTTGGAACTTCATATTTTTTACCATCAATATCTAGTGTTACCATTATATTTCTTTTAATTTAACTGTAAATTCATCGCTTACCCTATCTTCAGCGTATATATCGTATGTTTCTCCAATTATTTCTGATGTTTTTCTAAATAATTTCTTTTTTAATATTTCAATATCTTTACTTATAGATTTTGTTTTAATTCCCGCCAAAAATCCTACAGATGCGAACACTACTAAGTTTGGAATCATATATCTCCATTCTTTCATTAAAGAGTGTTGATTTTCATTATCTTCTCTAAATTCATTAGAATATGTTATTATTGTGTCTAATGTATCTATAAAATCTCCAAATTTACCCGCTTCATGCTCTTCAGTTATGTAATAAATAACTGCCTTCACATTATGGATGTATTTATCCAATATTTTCTTGTGTTTTATGTTATCGCAGACAATTTTAGTCATTTAGGTAAAATTTTTTTACAAAAATACTCTATTAAATAATACAACCCACGAAAAAAATGGAAATCAAGAAAAGTAAACTATTTTCCCTGTATTAGACCATATTTCTCTATTCACAGCCATCACAAGACAATCTACCATATCATCATGCCTACCTGATGGGAATTTTACACATTGTTGTATAAATAATTCGTTCCAATCCCCCTTCAACAAACTTACTCTTTCTGACTCTAAACTTGCACTTATATCTTGTACTCTAGCTACTTTATCTTTAGTTGGAGGTTTATCTTCCCTTACATTTAAACCTGTTTCTCTTTTTAATGTCTGAACTATTGACTGACCTGACGCTTTTGGCTCAACATATATTCTGCTGCTATTTGTATATCCATTCATCTGCACCCATTGAGGTATAAATCTTATTAAATCAGGAAAATCTTTATGCACATTTACACAATTTATAATCTGCCATTTATTATCTAAATAAATATAAGCTAATAATGCTGAGGGGTCGTTCTTCTGATTTTCTGTATATGCTGGGTCTATTATAAAATTCACTGTTACTCCATTATTTTTTTTGGAATACTCATCTATTTTAAACCAACTTGCTTTTATCAATCCTGAATTAAGGGGAGTTGGAGTTTGCATTAATTGTCCCGCATATCCATAAGTACCCAACGCTTCTTTATAATCTTGTAAAATAGCTCTACTAAATCTATCAGTCCAAAATAAATTATCTTCATCATAGTATTCTCTTAAAGAAGCTGGTTTTACATCATCTGATAATTCTGCTGGAATACAAATATGTTTATATTTTAATCTTGTGTTTATACCACCTACTAAATATCCACTTAAATCGTTTTCATGGATTCTTTGCATAATAATTATACGAACTCCTGTTAAGGGATTATTTAATCTTGAATAAAATGTTGTTCTGTACCATTCATTAGCATTTTCTCTTTCAACTTCAGACGCAGCGTTCTTAGGAGATACAGGGTCATCAATAATTAAGAAATCTGCTCCCTGTCCTGTAATAGTACCACCAACAGATGTAGCTCTTCTCATTCCCATATAATTATTCTCGTATCTAGCTTTTAAGTTTTGGTCTTTCTTAATATGAAATACATCTCCCCATCTTTCTCTATACCAATCACTCTGAATAACATCTCTACTTTTAGTTGCATGTTCTATAGACAGGTCAGCAGAATAAGAAGCTGTAATGAATCTAAGCTTAGGGTCATTTATCCAACACCAAACAGGAAATAATACTGTAACGATTAAAGATTTAGTTGAACGGAAAGGAACATTAACAATAATGTCTTTCTTTTTTGGTTTCCCCGCAGTTATTCTTTCAGCTTCTTCTTGTAATAAATTACATAGATATTTATGATGCCAATTAGTTGATAGGGGAACAGCGGGCTCTACAATATGCCAAGACCTCTTAAAAAATTCATAAAAAGACATCTCACATAATTTTTGCTCAATAGCAAACTTTATAATGTCATCATTATTCTTTGTTGTACTCATCTAATCTTTTTCTCAACTCCTCAACAGATATATCATCATTAAAATCAACTTTGATTCTTTTTGAAGTATTATCTGTAATCTCAGATGATGAGAGTTTGGGAACTGTATAATTCATTAATTTAGCAATAGCATTTATGTATGCCTCGGGGTCTTTATCAAATAATTTCTCCAAAGCCATTTTGATTTTTGTTGAATGTCCTTCTAAAGCCCAAGCTAAAGCATTTCTACTCATAGCAGTAGTTTTCGCTTTTCCCC